AAAGGTGCTTCATTTGCACAATCTACAGGACATCCATTTATTGTAGTTTACGGTATGACTGACGGTATATGGATGCATGAGTGGATGCCTAAACATCAATACGATATACGTATGAATATAAATGCAACACCTAATTATGACGAGGATAATGAACCCTATATACACATACCAAAGGAACATCTTACATGTTTATCAGATGTGCCGTTAGGTTTTGATAGGGATGAGATAGGGCTTATATAACTGGTCTTCTAAACAGACGTTCAGCAAATTCTATTCTGTCTTCATTTTGTTGTATTTGACTTTGTATTTCTGGAGGAAGAGGAGATATTTGTGGTAATGAGATATTAACTTGAGGTGCGTTGAATTGTGATGTGTTTTGCTGTCTTAATAATTCATTTACATCAATCTCAGGCACATTTTCTTCAATTAATTTTTCTGTTGTTGTTCCAACTTGGTCAAAAGCGTCAGCAATACCTCTAACTCCAGTTTGTTCTAATGCGTCTGTAGTTGCTTCTATTAACTGTCTTACTGATCCTTTGTCTGTTTTTGTAAATAGCTTTATAAATGGAGAGCCCAATAAAGTTTTAACCACAAGCAATCCTGCTACTGTTGATAATGATGCTAAAGGTGCAAAAGCAATACCAGCCGCTATACCAGCAGCAACTAATGACCCAGGGAAATTACCTCTTCCTACTTCACCTTTTGTTAAAATATCAACTGTATTTGCAAAGTTTTTTAAATCTGTAACAAATTCTTTTCCAAACATAGCCTCTAATGTTTCTGGGCTATATTTTGATATTGCGGTGTTTAAGTTGCCAACTTTAAAAATGTCAGTAATAGGTGTTTTACCTGTGTAATCAAAATCTATTGCATCTTCTAAAAGTTTACCCAAACTAGCGTCTTGAATTTTAACAAACTCTTCATCACCCATAATTTTCTTTAATCTAATTATATTTTCGCTATTTTTTGGCCTAAATATAGTATCCACTATTTCATCAGGTGTTTTATTTGGCAAATCAGATAAGTTACGGTTTGCTAAAAAGTCAGCTTCTTTTGCTGATGTTCTAGCTTGTTCATTTAAAGCTCTAATAAATGCCTCACCTTTTGGTGTTGTTGAAAGTCCAATATCTTTTCCAATAAACATATCAGATAAATCTTTTAATTGACCAGGTTTGAGTTTTGGAGAAATCTTTACTAATTGATTTATAGTATCTCTTACTAGCTTACCGTTAGATATACCATCCTTGCCTCTAAATAAAACATCAAGTTTTCCAGGATGATCTGCTTCAAATCTTTGTATATATTTAGCAAAAGCTGTGTAATCTATAGTGTCAGTAACAGGATCAGTTGCATTATCAAAAGCACTCTTAAATAACCTCTGTAAAGTTTGAGATTTTGCTCTCTCAAAATTATTTGCTAGTGCAGGTTGTTTAGCTTTAACTAGATAATCATCATAGTCTTTTAATGCTTTATAAAAATCTTCTAATTGCCTAGTTGATCCTTTGTAAATTAATTCTTTAAAAATTATATCTGCATCATAAGATCCTTTACCTCTTGCAGCTCTAGTTATAGCTTTTACAGTAGCGTTATCAAAAGGTTGATTTAATTTATAATTTAATTCATCTGCCTCTCTTAGTGCCTTTGTAGCATTATTAATTTTACCTATGTTTTCAAAAGATAATGATTCTTTAAACAAAGCAGGCAATCCTTTTTCTTGCCTTGCTGCTTCATTTTTTATTATTTGATTACCCCTTAAACCTAAAACAGTAAATATACTATCGGCATTTTCAGGATTTTCTTTTAAAAAGTTTGGGCCTTTAGCTGCGTGTAAATCATAATCATCTAATAGTCTAGTCAATTTAAAAAACAAATCTGTTTCTTTCGTTTCTTTTGCAAATGCTAAAAATGTATTTAATTCTCTTTTTAATTCAAGAACTCTTGTTAGCTTACCGTATGGTTTTTCACCAGGTAATATATCTTGATCACCAAGTTTTTTTGCTAAATTACGAAAACCCTCTTGTGCAGTTAAAATGTTTTGTATATTTACATCTGTATTGGGTTGTCCTAATTTTGCAGTATCTTTACCAATTCTATTTAAAAAATATGTTATTGCACGTGTGCCTCTTTGTTGATACTGACTGATAACTCTATCAACTGCACCTTGAACTGCCTCGTTATCGTTTAAATCAAAAAATAACTCATCTACTTTATCGTATTCTTTTCCAACCACTCTATTTACAGCACCTTTTGCTTCTCCTAATGTTTCTAATACAGTTTCACCATATTCTCTTACTGGTAAGGCATTTTTGTATGGTGCAATACCAAGATAGCTATTAGTCAAGTCTTCAACAAGCTCTTGAGTTATCTTTACTGCTTTGGCGGTATCTGTTTCTAAAGTTTTTTTAGCTACATTAATAGTATCGCTTACTACATCTTTAGTAGCATCATCTATATATGAATTTAAAGAACTGCCTCTTTCTCTAAAAGCAACCGTCATCTCATCAAAAAGTTGTGTTAAATAAGGTATGTTACTTTTATCTCTGCTAACGCCAAGAACAGCCTCAGCTATTTGTTGTGATCTTCCTGGTATTAAAGCCCCTATTGTTTGAAAAGAAGATATAAAGTTGTTGTCTAGCACTTTTACTTTACCTGCTTTGATAGCATCTAAAATTTGTTTTTCGCTAGCTTCTTTACCTAAAGATATATCTAATTTTTGTATATCTAAAACATCTCTACCTTTATTTGCTTGAAAATTTAATCTTAAATTTGATAAGGGTTCTTTGGCACCAAATGTAGTTCTCCATAAAGCACCACCCAATAAACTTAAACCTTCTCCAGCTGCTCCTAAACCAGCTTCATATCCAAGAAGACCAGCCAATTCTTGTTTATCTTGTAATTGAAAGCCTTGTAAAGCATCAGCTACTTCTTCAACAGCCTTACCTCCAGCAGATCCACTAGCACCAGCTAAAACTTGTGCGGCTTTTTGTCTTCCGCCTGTAAAAGATTTTATAGCTTTGAAAACACGTCCTTGTGGCAATAGTGCTCCTACAGAACCTAAAACAGGACCAGCAATTCCTATAAAATCTGCAAGGTCACCTCTTTCAAATGGGTTAGTGCTATCAACAATAGTATTTAATTCTATAGTTGTGCCATCTGTTAAAGTTTTTGTTTGAACAGGCAACCCTCTTTCTCGTAAACCTTTTGGCGTGAGAGCTATTTGACCATCTGTGGTTTTAATAAATCCAGATGAACCTACTTGGTTACGTAAAATTGATTCTTTTTCGTCTATTGTTTCTGCTCTACCTAACAATCTTCTAATCTGTAAATCATCAACACCTGTATCGTAATCAAAATATAATTCATCATATATTGGACTTACTACACCTTTAGCTATTTGAGCTTTTATTATTTTTCTTGCGTCACTTGGATTATTGGCCTCAACGTCTTGAAACACACCTGGAGTTATTTCTACTTCATATAAAGGCATAGTTTAATTTTGTCTATTTTTTCTTCTAGTGTTTACTTTTTCTTCTTCACTAGGTTCTAACGTTAATCTAGTTTTTTCTTGAGTTTTTTTTGATTTGCCACTAAGCAAAGCATCATCAACAATTACAGGTGGTGCTACACCATATTGTTTAAAAAACTCAAGATCATTATAAATTTGTGTAAGTCTTGAATTTTGTTCAATATTTAAAGTTGTTAATCGTCTGCTAAGTATATCTTGTATTTCTTTAGTTGATTTAAAAATACCCTTACTTAACTCAATATCAGCTAATAAATCTCTAGCTAATTGAATATCTCTATCGGATAGCCTTCCTTGGGTTTGACCTAAAAGTTCGCCAGGTTGTGAGCTTGCTATTTCTTTTAAAATATTAGCTGCAAATGTTTTGGGATCGGGCATAGCATTAGGATTGAAAGCTGCAAAACCTTTATAAGCTATTTCTTCTGCAAAAGCTAAAGCACCTGTAATATTATCTTGGGCAGCTATTTGTAAAACATTTGATAATAAAGATATGGTATTTTGTCCTCTTTGATAATCTTTAGTGGTTGTTTGGTATCCCACTTTTCTATCTTCAATATAATTCGCGGTTGGTCTTTCTTTTTTACTTGCTTCAACTTGTGCTAATTCTAAAGCTAGTTCCTCTGCTGCTTTTTCCTCAGCCGCTTTTGCTGCTCCTTGAGCAAGCCCAGCACCAATTTGTCCAGTTTCAACTAATGATGCCCCTACGTTTCTTAAAAATCTGTCAAAGTTTGGGCTACCAAATAAATCACTTACTTTTGGTTTTCTTTCCTCTTGTTTCAAAACAAAACCGTCTTTAGTAAATACATAAGTATTGCCTTCTATTATTTTTTCATCTCCAATTTTAGGAGAATCATCAGTAGTTTCTGGGACTTCGGGATCACTCTCGATTACTGGATCTTTAGTTTCTATAATTTCTTTTTTTTCTGCTATTTTCAAAGCATCAATATCAGCTTGAAGTGTAGCTGCATCTCCTCCAGCCAAACCAACATCTAAGGCTTGAACACCCTCACCTCCATATATCAAAGATTGAGCTGGCTTTAGAGTAAACGGTAGTCCTGGTGCTGGTATAGTATTTACCTGACTCGGGCCAACCATACCTGGTGGTTGTACTATTCTTTGTGTTCCAACTGGTTTTTTTTTAAGAGGATTTAAAAGTTCACCTAGTTGTTTTAGTTTGCTTACATTTTGTTTCGCCTTTATACCCTTCCTACCTGCACGTAACGATTTCAAACCTAACCCTGCTGCAGTACCAACACCAGTCAAAGTTAATCCAGCTGATAAATAATCTAAAGGATCAGTTGGATCAAAAATTACCCTTGATGTTTCTGTTGCTATTTTTGTAGTAATTTCGTCCTCTAAATCTTGTATACTTTTACCTGTTGGATCAATACCCGCATCTAAAAATTTTTGTATAACATTAGGATCTGTAATTTCCATATTTATGTACCTGTTGGTTTATTAGCTGTATAAGCATTAAATGCAGCACCTAAACCTAAAGCGGTTGGATCAGCTGGTAATCTATACTGAGAATCTATACGTGTAGAACCTGCTTGGAACTGAGGTAATAAAGATCCAGTAAG